GTCACATAACGAGTAAGGCTCCGAAAGAGTCCGTGCCACGGGCACGGGTTCCAAGAACCCTACTAAAATTACTCAAACTCCTGAGGAGGCAGGTAATGGTTAAGCAAGGTCTACGACCCCACTTGCACAAAAGCCACCTGCCCAAGAGCCTCAAAGACCTAGTCTTGCAACTAGAGACTTCAAGATTAAGTAGCGTGATGAAGAACTCTGATCATTTCGCTCGACAGTACGAAGTACTCGTAAGTGCACTCTGCTTGGCATTTCCCAATATCAACAATGGACTCGACACCAGTACTAACCCAGGTCGGAAAGCCTGGGAAGGTATCTGGCTCTTGGTCGAGTGGTTGTTAATCTCTGGGGCCCAGTTTGGAGCCACTATGACAGCGAAGGCTATCAAACAGTGGGCAACCGAATGCCAAGCCCATGCAACGGGTGCACCAGCACGCACAGGAGGGATGGCGCATGTCCCTCCCTTTAAGCACTTCTTGCGGGGTGGACTCCAAAGTGGATTCACACCAAAGAATGCGTGGGTCTTCTCAGGTGTAGGGCGGTCCCTCCCACCCCCTTGCAAGGAGGGAGCGAAAGAAACCGCCGTACGCCAACAAATTGAGAGACTCACAACGCCCTTTAAGACCCGTCCCGAAATCTTAGAGAAACTTTACAGTTTCACAAAGAACTGGGTTCACGGTCACAGCAAGAAACTTAGATACAGTAAGCCAGTTAGGCTTCACCCTATCAAGTTGAATGCAAGTGCGTGCTTAGAGAACTCCCGATCAAAAGGAGGTGCCTATGAGTACTACCGGAAGAGGGCAAATAAGATCCGAGGCCGATTCGACTTCGTCTTCGAAGATCAGGGAACACTCGATCTTGACAAACTCAATGTTAACCCAATTACGGGTGAACCTGAGGAACGTCAGGTTTGTGTTGATCCTTACTACGAAGTCGCAGCATCATCGGCTATTGGGAACAATGCCATCTATCCGACTCAGCAGGGAATTAACCCTGACTGGAGCCTGAGCACTCGTGTCTTCGCCATGGAAAAGGTTGTCCAATCCCTGGCAGTAAGCGACGTCCATGAAGAGGTAACTGAATGGCACCAATACGGAAAACGCCTAAAAGATCCGCCCGAAGATCTCGGGCTGTACGAAGAAACTTCGCACGATCGTCTTTATAAGCGGATGCCGAAAAGGTACCAGTCGTTTCCTTTGATGAAGTCACTCGCCCTCCCCGAAAGGGGGATGAAGATGCGAGTGGCCAGTATCTCCGCTGCCCGGTACGTGGTACTAGGGCAACAGATCAACGGACTACTCTTAGACCTCCT